CAAAAGGCCAAGAGCCACTTGACCACTCAGCGCTACTAGCTGTTGATACACCTAAACCAATATTGACTACGTCTTTTAAATCTAAAACATGTTTGTTTTGGTCTGCGTCGTAGCTTCCTGTGTTGTAAACATTTGTGTCTATAGTTAATACAGTATCAGTTTTTGCTGTTATAGGACCAACCAAATAAGGCGTTGCCATGCTACCAGATGATACATCTGAAACATATAATAAATCATATGCTCTATCATCTACATCAAAGCCGCCATAACCAGCCATGCTTTTTGCTTCTATATCCTGAGGTATTTCACTAAATGTTATTGTTGCCATAATTAATCGTTATCACTTACTGTTACATCTGCTGTTACTGTTGAGCCATTTGATATAGCTCCATTAGCTAATACTTTAAAGTTAGCTATTGCTGTATCACCAGATTTTATTCTTCCAAATTTATCACCTTTACCAGACTCAAGTACAAGCGTTGTGTCTGATGTGTTGTTATCAACACTTCCTGTTCCGCCAAAGTTATCAACAACAACTTTTAAATTATCTATATACTTACCATGAGCTGCGTCTGTAAAGGTTACTCTATACATAAATTCTAGCGCAGCGTTATCTGCTAAATCAGTAAATGTACTACCAGATAATTCTGTAATGTCTGAGTCTATATAACTACCTTGACCCGTTAACGTTGTGGTGGAGATTGTGCCAGCACTACCAGATGTTTTTACGTTATTAGAAAGTTCTAGTACATTTGCAGTATTTAAGTAAAAGGTATCATCTGCTGATCCAAATTTAATAACTTCAAACTGAACCTGTATACCACCTCTTCCGCTTGTGTTACTAAGTGTACCAAAATTATGATCAATAACTTTTAGCTGCGTTCCGTTTGCTAGTATTAAATATCCAGTACTAGAATCATATGGATTAGTACCGTCTGGATTTAAAAAGTCGTTAGCAACATCTAAGTCGTCCACCTTAACAATTTTACTAGTTGTATCGGTAACAGTGTCTCTACCTAATTGATACAAAACATTAAACACGTTGTTCTCTACTGGATCTTCAGTATTAGCTATGTTTTTAATTAAAGTAGTTGACGTTGTAGGGTTACCTACAAAACCTAAATCGCCCAATAAAGACTTGTTTGTTAATATAATGTTAATTTTAGCTGCGTTAACTGGAGTACTTGGTAAAGGTGAAGTTGTGGTTTCATCTGTCATGTTTGGAACAACACCAACTCTTAGAGTTTGTTTAATAGTATACAATACTTGACCATCATCAACACCGTCTGTATCATCAAACTCATCTGTTATAACGTAACCCGTTGTTTCATCCAGTAATACATAGACATTTCTTTCTCCTGAAGTTGAGTTTGCTGTAACTTTTATTATTGCTCTAGCTTGACCATCACTTCCTATAGTTACTGTTTTTTGACCTGTTGAAAAGCCGTTACCATCTAATATACTTATAGCAAGATCTGTACCAGTTGAAGAAACTACACTAGCACTAAGTAAAACCTGCGCACCTACAGATCCTCTTATTATTATCTCTCTTTCTTCTTCGTCTTTTGAAAACGCTGACTGAGATATTTCAGCCGCAAATATAGCGTTTGTTTCAAGGCTAACAGCTTTGTTTGGACTAGATATTATCTTAATATTCTCAGCTGTAAGATTTTTATTAACTCTTGATCCAACAACTTTAAATGTATAACCTGTGCCTTGTGCTGTAGGTCCAGTAATCTCATAGTTATCTTGTATTTCACCTGACACAACTAATTGAGGTAAATTGTCATCAGTAAATTCATGGTTAGACTGTGGGGTTACTAATACATTTAATAGCGTTTCGCTACTATTGCTACTTCCAGACGTTGTCCACGAAGATCCATCAGCCGCTATAGCTGATATAGTACCACCACCATCTATATCGTTTATAGAAGAGTTTGTTATAGTTTTATTAAACGTACCAGCTAATGTAAAGTCATTAGTAGATATTTTACCTGACGTTACAAGAGGTAAATCTAGCTCAACGTTTTCAGGTGTCATTGTAAAGTTATTTAGCTTTGTAGATACAACCATGTTACCATCTGAGTTTATTGACGCTGACGTGTTGCCACTACCTGTTGTTGCTAAGTAGTTTGTGTTAAAACTTCCAAATGTAAAAGCTGAATCAAACTTATAACCTGATTTTGGCTTTACAATAAACGTAAATGTATTTGATGCTGTTGCACCAGGTAATATATTAACACTTTGTTCGTCTGGTATTATTATGTTACCACCATCGCTGTTACCTATACTAACTGTAACCTTATGCTTTTTAACGTGTTTCATGTGAGCAAAGTATTTGTTTTCTTTTGCCTTAAATGAAACGTCAGCTCCAGTTTCTTGATCTGTAGTTATCTCATCTGCAACCCAACCACTATCACCTTCATAGTTAAGTGTTTTAAATTTCTTTATAGCATTTCTATTTTCATTAAATATAATATCAATAGTTGAATCTGCTTGTGCTGCACCATAAAACGTATTTTTATTAGCATCATGCGTATGTTCGTATAAGTCACCATTTTTAAATGTATAGTATGTATTGTTAAGTGATATGCCATACTCCGGTATAAAAGACTTTCTACTTGGCCAACCAAGCACAGCTTCTTTAAAACTAACAGTATCATTGTTAAGTGTTATATTATAACTGTTGTTGTCTTCGTTGTAAGTACCAATTATATTATTAGCTAAAGCTAAGTTATCACTGAAGTAATCACCCATACCATAGCCTGATATATCAGTTAAACCGTCAGTTGATAACCTTAAAACTCTACGTCTGTCTTTATCAGAAAAATAACTTCTATAACTAAAATCAGCAAATGATTCAGGGTTTTTACTTATACCAAAATCACCAGCGTAAGGTACTGCTTGACCTAAAACATTGTTTGTTGATACTAATCTAGCATCACCATCAGCTTCAAATATTGCGTCTTTATTAGCAAGTACTTTTAATATTTTATCTTCACATAAAACAGTTAGATCATTATCCCTAGTATGTAGCTTTTGTATAGATCCGTAAACATCGTTAATATCTTTTGTTATTTTTTCTGCTTGTATAAATTGATTTAACTTATTAACACCACTTGTAGAGTTAAATACGCCAGAATATATAATACTTGTTTTTCTTCTTTCTTCAGCAAATGGCTCGTCTAATGTTGCTGATGCTGTAGCGCCTTTGTCTATACGTATGCCATTGAAATCATCTCGTACCCTGTCTGACTCTACACCATTACCAAAACTAAAACAGTTATACCATATCTTACTTCCATTTCTATTACTACCTAAAGCTTGCTCTGTACCGTGATCTGCTATTGGGTGGGCATCACTTGCTTCGTAGTATAAATCAAGATCAACTATAGAAGGCTTAGGTTCTGTTTCCCAAACAGCTGGATTACCCGTTTTCTTTTGAACTTGGTTAGTTCTTTTTCTCCAGAGCTTTATAGTAGCATAGTTTAATCTTTTTCTTATAGGAAATACTTGACCAGTGCCTAAACCATCTACACGTAAGTTACCACCGTCTACACCACCTGTTTGAGAGAATAAAGGTCCCCATACTATCGGAGAATCTAATATTATATCATACCTAATACCTCTGTTAGCGCTACTAGAGTGTCGTCTTGTTGAGTTAAAGTTTCTTACAGCTGTTAACTTTATATCTCTTATTTTAATTCTATTGTTATTTGGATCACCAGCAAATGACATATATAAACCTTTCTGACCTCTTAACATTTCGTGAAACTGAAAATCACTTTGACCTGTTACCCTGTTATTAGCATCATCTCTTGCTGTGAAATCTCTTTCTTTAGGAGCTGTAGTATCTGAGTTTTTTCTATCATCACCATAGTCAATATAACGTAGCATTAATCTATTGTTACCTTTTTTAGGACCAACGATTGTGTTTTCAAAAACAACTTTACCACCAGCGTTGTTAACTGTAAATGCGGCTGTTCCAGCTGCTTCTGCACCTGTTGGTTTGTTACCATTTAAATCTAAATCGTGCTCTATAACAAAACCAGCTCCAGCAAAATCACTTCTTCTAGCATCATCTATGTAAATAGTATTTGTTCCATTTTGTTTTGCTGTTAATGTTTGGCTAGCAGCTTTTGTATCATTAAAATCTATTAGTTTAAGTTTAGCCTCAGCTACTTGATCAAACTCATCAGCTGGTCCACCAAATATATTTTCAGCTACAACATCATCACGCTTTAACTTAACAAAAAATCTTCCTGAAAACTCTTCGTTTTGTGTTATTATTTCTTCAGAGAATAATTGTAATTTTAAATCGCTTACTCTATTATCTTTTGTTCCTACCCAGTTAACATCAGCACCAAACTTCTTTACCAATGTAAACTCATAATAGTCGTCAGCATCGTTAAAATCACTACCACCACCATTATCAAACTTAGTTACCTTTTCTATTTGATAATAGTTAGTAGCACGTACGTCTGTTATATCTGTAATACGTATAAACTTATTTTGGTTAAAAAAGTTATCGTTGCTAGCTAAGTCTCTTAACTCACTGTCATCAACACCTATTTTATCACCAGCTACCCTAAACGTTCTAAAGCCCTCACGTGGATGACCAACTAAAGTATCTGGAAATAAATTGCTAGTATCAGATAATTCACCTATTAATTCTTTTTTCTTAGCTATAAACTCAGGTGGACTAGGTTGTATGTCTAGTATTTTATATTTTTTTGATTTAACACCATACTCATCTGGATCAAAAGCTACGTTTTTACCGTTTTGTTTTTTCAGTATTAAATAATCATCTTCTGTTAATTTGTTTCTTTCTGATGAAGGAAAGCTTAACCAGAAGTTATCTTCTTCACCTTCATAAAACCTATCCATTACAACATTGTAATACTCGTTTGAATTTTCTTTTATGTAATACTTATAGTGAGTTGCCCAGGTTGGAGCATCTGAATTTATTTTAGCTTTTAATGTATTCTTTTTATCTGCATATGTACCATCTAATCTTAGCGAACTATCAGAGCTTGTAAACACAGGCGACTGTCTACCAAACTCATCTAAATAAACAACACCAACCTGATATGTTCTTAAACTTTTAGCTGATGGCTCAGGCGTGTTTCTATCAACTTCTGTAGGCGTGTTTGTTAATTTAATTTTAACAGCTTCTCTAAATGTATTGTTTTGAAGATAATTACCATACATTAATCTACCAGCTGTTATCTCTTGTGCTTTAGCTTTACGCGGCACGTTATCATAAGGTCTTAATGATTGATTTGACTCAATAGTTTTTTCTATTTGCTCAGATGTAATTGTTATAGATTTTTCTTTATTCTTTAGTGTAGATACTAAATATATATTAGGCGCATTAGACTCTTTATATAACACATCAACTTCTACAACGTCAAAAGGTAATGTATCAAAAGTATTAAGTGTTATCTTTCTAACATTATTAACCATATTAACATTATGGCCTTCTTCCATGTTATATATAAACTCTTCATCATCAGGTATAAACGCAACACCTGTAAAAGGTGAAAACGCGGAGTACTCACCATCATTATATTTCCATCTATATGCAAACCTAGGAAACTTATCTTGAAAAAATGAATCACCTTCTTCAAGCTCGATGTTCCATAGCTGATTGTCAGCACTTAACATTTCATCTGAAGTAGATAATAGTATAACAGTCACCGTTGTGCTAGCACTACTTACATCATCTATAGATTTTATACTAACTCTAGCTGTGTATACTGTAGCATTATCTGTAGTTGTAACTTTTAATATATCACCTTCTTTATAATCTGGTTGACCAGTTAACACTAAAGTAATTTCACTACCTATAGCTTTTGGCGTTGTTGAATTATCTGACTCAACAAACTTATCACCGTTAGTGTCGATGAATGTAGAGTCTACTATACCTTCTCTTAATGTTCTTTTTATAACTAAGTTTGGTGCTGCTTTTGGATATTTTTTAATTACAGTGATATGTTCTTCTAGTAAATTACCTCCATATATCTGTGTGTGTGAATCAAAGTCACCGTTGGTAGCTGCTTTAAATCTATTTACGTTTATTTTTTTTGGCTCAGAATTATCATCTGTAAAAAATAACAAGTCATCAATTATATTTATACCAGTTATTAAAAAGTTTTCACTAAACTTAAACACATCACTAGTTGCTTTTACAGCAACAGCAACTGGCGATACAACACTTGATACAGCATCATATTCTAATATAGCGTCTTTATTATCAGAGGTAACAAACCAGTATATCTTATCGTTCTCTGTATCTCTTGCTGCTCCAATACATTTAGGGTTAGTATAGCCATCAAAGACTGTTGATGCTGTTATTTTAGTGTTACCATTAGATGCTTCTACAGCAAACGCGTCAGAGCTTTCTGATGTTGAAATCTCAATGTTTAAAGCGTCTCTGTATTCACCTGGTGGTATTAGCCTTTCGTCTAAGTCTTTGTTCATCTTAGACTTTAAAAATTCTCGTCTAAACTCTGGCATATGTTATTAATGTTTAATGCGTTTCGATTTGTTTCTCATTACAAGATTCATCTCTTCCGACTTAAGATTTGATAATCTTATTTTAGCGTTTCTTAATGAAGCAAACCTTTCTCTTTTCAATAAAGCTATGTACGTTGGAGGTACAGAAGTATGCGTACTAGCTATTGAGTATGCTATGTGTTTATATAGAGCTTCTTCAGCAAACTTGTGTATTTGCATTTCATCTTCTGTCCCTAATGAATCAGATAAATATTTTATTACTAATAACTTACCAGTTAAGTTACTACTAAGGTGTATTCTACCTTGTATTTCATCTATATAAAAAGATCCATTATCTTGAGCGTGCTCTGGTGTTAATCCATATCTTTTACCTTCATTGTGTCTCCACTCGATATCTGTATCATCTTCAATATTAACACCGCCACCGTTGTTTTGTATGCCTTTGCTAGCTTTATATTTGTCCCACGTTTCTGACGGTGATTTTTCTAATGCGTTACCATCACCATCAAACACGTAATCATAATTATCATCCTGTAATATAGACTTAGGATTTGACGTGTATCTAGTTGGAAATAACCTTCTGTATATACCGTTACTATCAGAGTATTGTATACTAACGTAGTTAACATAATCATGAGGTATTGGTATAATTAATGAAGGTGGCACTTCAATTTCTTGTGACTTGATAGACTTTAATGTATCATAGCTAAACTCAGCTAAACCTCTTCTTGCGTGAAACAATACGTCAGTTCTTTTTACTTTTGGTATTATTTTGTTTTCACCAACGTAAGCTATTAAAAAGTTATTAACAACATCATCTAGTGAAACGTATTGATATGTTCCAAAATTTTCAGTTCGTGCTCTTTCTTTAACTACAAGTGTTGCACTATCTATTGGTGCGCCAAGAGGAGAACTACTAAGAACGTCATCGTTGTTAGAGTTACCATCAAATGTAAGCGTTGGTGTTGAGAAACTGTAATTGTCAGTATCTATCTCTTTGTTGTTAACAAAAACTCTTATGTCTGATTTAGTTAAGCTAGTTACGCTTGGAAAATAAACATTAGTTAATGTGAACGTAAGCTGACTACCATCTGGCTCTGTGCTCCAAGAGCTTTGACTTTGATTATAATACTCTTCTTGTGTTTTTTGAAATAGTCCTGCCATTTAATTATGCTTTTTGTTGTTGTATATCTTCAATGTTTTCTTTATCACCTACCTGATAAACATCAGCTGACTTCATTGCAACGCCTGCTAATTCTAATATTTTAACAACTAAGTTTGGTTCTTCTGATCCGTGTAGCTCAAAGTTAGTTGATCCAGTTGCATTATATAAAGCATCGTTATTTGCATCTAAGTAATAAGCCCAATTAACTGTTGTTGGTTGTTTTATATAATCTACTGTTATTGCTTCGTTTACTGTTAGCTCTTCAAAGAAAGGCGTTGTTGATTTGCCTTTGTAAACTTTTATGGTATTACCTTCTCTTATATAAATAGGGTTTCTATCTGTAGGTAACAATATGTTGCTTGTTCTCATTAATCTCCAGTCTTTCTTAGTAACACCTTCAACCTCAAACCAATTGGCTCCAGTGCCGTCAACTGCTGAGTGTGATAATTCTACTGTCGATAATTTATGCAATGCGGCTGGTAAACTATAACCACTGCTGTAGTTTCCTAAATTCGTGTCAAAAACTTCAAACAATGCTATCTTTTCTTGTAAGCTAGTTACAGCATCAGCATGTCTAGTATCATTACCTGGCCTTCTAAGGTACTGATCTAAATCATAAAAGTATTGTTCAAATATTTCTAGTTGTGCTTGGTTTGCAAACCTATTGTATTCAATTGGTGTAAGATAACCTCTTTGCTCTTTGTTTGCAATCGACTGAACTCTAGTATATACTGTGTTTATATTTACTGCCATAATTTCTTTTTATAGTAAGTGGTCACCTATAGAGATGACCACCTCTATAAATGATTTATTTTAATTTTGCTTCTAAGTTTTTATAAACTTCTAAGCCTTCATCTGTTTTAAACCAAGCTGCTAGTGCAGAATATGGATGTTCACCATAAGGTACTTCCATAACTTGTCTACCAGTGTTTGACCACGTAAATGATCTGTTATCTGCAGATAAAGTTAATAGACCAGCTTCTGTAGCTTTGATTCCAAAGTTTCTCATTTGAACGTTGTCATCATTTACTAATTCTAAAAATAACATTGGATTATTTCTAGCCATTAATAAGACATCTCTTTTGATTTCTTTTGATGTCATTTTTGAAACTGAACTACCCTGTTCAACTCTTAATATAGCTTCAGCAAGATCTACTTCAAGCTCCATTGCTATATTTAAAGCTTCTATTTCCTTTGTCAATATATCAACATCTGCTTCAGCGTCTTTTACAGGGTTAAACTCTGTATATATTCTGCCTTTATCAGGATGATATAGTGATAATAACTTTTGTAATGTTTGCTTTTCTTTTGGTACTGTTAAAACACCATCTTCAAAAACAATGTGACCAAGTCTTGCTTCTCCTTTAAACTCGTCTACAAATGGAGTTCTTTGGTTGAGCGTATACTTTAATTCTCTCTCGTATCCTTTTTCTTCATCAAACCAGAATATACCTCTTGATCTTATAGTGTAAGTTATTGGTGATAGACCTTTTCTTAAAAAATAAGTTCTACTTTTCATTTCCCAAGAATCTTTTTTCTTAGGTTGTTCTTTTACAGCAACTACAGGTTCTTCTATAGCTACCGCTTTTTTTGTTTGTTTTTTTGCCATGATATAATAAAATTAAATATTAAAAAATAAAAGGGCTAGGCGCCGAAGCGCCTAACTCTTTTAAAAAGTATTAGTTAAGTAACATGAAGTTATTAGCTCCTTGTACTACTAAACATCTCTCAGATAGGAAGTTGATCTCCATAGCATCAAGATCAGACGTGATGTTTCCACCAACAGACCCTGTGATCCATGTTTTCATTCTTCTATCATCAGTTTGAGACGCTCTGTATCTAACATGTAAGAAAGGTCTTCTCATGCTTTGTCCAACTATTTCATCATAAACAGTTGAAGTACCAGCAGGAATTAATACCCCTCTGATATCAGAGAAAGCATCTTGACCTCTTAATGTTACATCATTTAAGTATTTCCAGTCTGATTTGTAGAAGTCGTAAGACGCTCTTCTAAATCCAGAGAAACCTAAATTAAGTGCCATATCTTCAGAATTGCTGAATACACCGTAAGATGTTCCACCACTTCCGTAAGAGTTTTGAGCTGCTAACATATCATCAATTGCTAATGATACAGTTCTGTTACAATACAACATGTATTCTTCGATAGCACCTTGCTCGTCAAACTTCTTAAGAATCTCATCAAAAGATCCTAAGTCATCTACCGCGCTTGTACCAGCGATACCAGAAGTTACATGACCTCTAGCTGTAATAGCTGAGAATAAACCTTCAGTACCTGAGTTAGTTCCTAGGCTATCAGTTATTTCTGTAGCACTACCATCTGCAGATACAGTTGTTTTTTCTGACTCTAATAATGCCATTTCTAGATAATCGTTAAATCTAGCTCTAACATCAGCTTCTGCTTTTAGATACCATAAGTATCCTGAAGTTCCGTCTTCTGCACTAACTTCAACCCAACCGATTCTTGCCGTATCAGATCCAGCAATTGAATAATGATCCTTTAAGATAATTGGCTTGTTGTTAAATGATTTAAACTCAGGTTGTACTGGGTTGTTATCAGAATTATTTCCCATACCGTTAGTTCCTTTTTTAAATTCAGAACCGTATACGAAAACTCTACCTGAAGTTCCGTTTAAGCTAAATCCACTAATATCACTGATAGCTGCACCTGTATAAGGTAAAACTGTAATAGTAGTAGCTGCGATAGCTGAAACATAACCTCTAAATACAACTGGAGACGCTTGACCATCAGAAACTAGAACTGTTTGTCCTACTCTAACTGCGTGTCCGTTTGCTGAGAAGCTTGCTGTGTCTGAAGTACCAACAACACCGTTTAAGGTGATAACGTTAGTTGATTCATTCACTGCACTGATTTTGTAAGATAGATGTAATCTACCTTGTTCCGTCCATATCACTTGATCTGAGCTCATTGCCTCTTCTGCTCCAACTGCAGCTAAGAAACCAGAGATAGTTCTTTTTCCATAAACCTCTGCTTCTTGCTCAATTAGATCAGGTAAGTACTGCTGAGACCAGTCATTACTACCAGATGTAAAATCTAAATAGTTAGTTGATATAGCCGCTTTAATAGGGGAAGGTACGCTATTTAACGCACCACCACCACTTGGAGTTATTGCTGCCATAATTATTTATATTTGTAATTGTTAAACTTTATTTGTTTTTGTTAAACTTAAAACGAATTTTACCTGAATTAAACGCGTTGTCTTGTAAAACTTTTACTTTAAGGCCTCCTGCTTGTACTTCACCAAGACCTTGTCTAGGTTCCATGCTAACATTTTTTGCTTTTGCTATACTATCTTTGATAGCATCTGCTCTACCTTGCTCGTAAAAATGATTCGCAACTGCGTCTGCGTTCATTGCTGTAAACAGTGATTTGTGATAACCTTTAGCATCAGACATTAACTGTGTCTTTCTATCAACAAAATTGTTAACAAAATTGTTAATATCACTCTGCGTGTTTTTCACTTCACCTACGTCCTTAACATTAAATCTAAATCTTTTGTCACCGATGTTATATTCAAAACCTTTAAAGTTTTTGTCAAACACATTATTGGTTTCAGCTTGAAATTTAGACTTTTGTTGCTCAGCAACTTTGTTTTGTTCGCCTCGTTCTTTATTATATCTATTAAAGAAATCAATAGCTTTTTGTTGATCAGATGTTAACTTAACACCACTTTTGATATCTTCATAGTATTTAGACTTTTGCCTGTCTAACTGGGCTCTAGCGTCGGCAACTTGCTCTTTAAACGCTAATTTCTTTCGCTTGATATCTTTTGGATCATCAGTCTCTTCATCGTATGTAAAGCTGTCTTCCATTAAAAAATCAACTTCATCACTTGATAAATGAGGTTTAGTTTGTCTATAGTATTCTCTTAATAAACCTGTGTCATCAAACTTACTATAGTCTTGATTTAGTTTTACATAATCCTCAAGATCACCACCAGTCTCTTCCATAAACTGCATTAGTTTTTGAATGTTCTCTGGTAACTCTTGTCCAGTTTCTTCTGCTTTTTCTATTGCCTCTTCAACCGCTTCTTGCACTTCTTCTACTTTCTCCTCTACTTCTTCATCAGTTATTTCCTCTACAACTGGAGCTTCTTTTTCTTCAACAACCTCTTCTTTCTTTTCTTCAACTACCTCTTCAACAACAGGTGTTTCCTCTTGTTTTACTTCTTCTTGTGGTTGTTCTTCCTTAACCTCTTCTTTTTTTGGCTCAGCAAGATTAACCTTTACAGGTTCTTCATTTTGCGGAGCAAACTTTTTTCGAGGCTTTACTTTTACTTCACCCTGTGGGGCTTCAGCATTTTTTTCGTCTATCTTGACGTTTTCATCTTTTGCCATAATATAATATTATAAAATTAAACATATGTACTCTCGTACAATTTCTTACTTACATTCGTACGCTACAACACTGCCTTCAGCTAGTGTAAATGAAGTCCATTTACCGTACAATATAGTACCTACTGGAAAAACATCAGTGTTTACAATAGGCGTACCTGCGTCTGAGTCTTGAGTATTTATATAAATACTATTCTCAGATGGTGTATCACTAGCGTCAATAGAGCCACTGCTATCAGTATCAGTGTCATACTCTTTCATCTTCTCAGATATTAACGCTGTAAACTTTACAGCTGTTATAACTTCAATAGCGCAAAAGTAATTTCCTCTACCAGGTGTTTCAGCGACTGTGTCATCAATCCATCTTGATGCTAAAATGTTACCAGTCCAATCGTTAGTTACTATTGCCATTTGTTTTTATTTATTTGTTAAACATTAACTTGGTTCAAATCTTCCTAAACCAATATCTCCACTTATTATATCATTACCTGAAGATTCAAAATTTTTATTTTTTGTTGCAGCTGTTTTTCTCTGCTCCATACCCTGCATAACAACCCTTGTGTCTTTTCTATCTTCACGATTAGCTTCTCTATTATTTGCAGCATTTGCTTCAGCTTGTCTTAATTGTAAGTTATACTGAAACTCTTGTTCCATAAGTTGTTTTTTAAGCTCAGCTTCAAGTTGTAACTTGTTAGCGTCAAGCTCTGCTTGTTGCGCATTGTTTTGTAATTCTAGTGCTTGTATAGCTTGCTGCTTTTGTACTTCTGCTTGAGCTGCAACTTGTTGCGCTTGTGCATTAGCTTGAGCTTGCTGTTGTATATTTTGTTGAGCTGCAGCTTGATCTCTTTGTTGTTTCTTTTTACGTCTTAATTTTAAGAGCTGATTAGCAAGCTTAATATTTTTAACTTCTCTAATATCAATAGCATCTTCAAGATCTACACTATTAGACTGTAAAGCCATTTGTATATTGTTTTCAAGTAATTGTTTTTCTTCTTCATCTGGTTGTAATTGTAAAAATATACCAAAATCATATAAGTGTAATTCTGTTAACTCTGCTAACGTTGCGACATTGTGAGCTCCAATAGCTTGTATAAAAGCATCTCTTGTTGGTGAATATTCTATAACGTCAGATATTCTTAATGATAAACTCTCTGCCATCTCAGCGGTTAAAAACAAACCGCCCTGTAATATATGTCTTGTAGCTACGTTTGAATTAGCAGCTGCAAGCTTTTGTATACCAACTAAAGCATTTTTATCTGGCGTACTAGCATCTCTTGCTTCGTTTAATCCAGTCACATCTCTTATCATTTGTAAATAATAATTATATGTAGTAATTAAACTTTGTAGTTTTTGACCACCTGAACCACTTGATATTTCTTGTATAGGTACTTTACCTGGATTTGGATCACCTTCTTGCGTTAATGATCTACCTATTATACTACCAGTTTGAAAAAACATGTTTAGTGCTTCTTGCGGGTTATAGTTTGTACCGTTACCTAAATCAACTTCAGCTAAACCATCAGCATCTAAGTAAACACCATCTGGAACCATACGTGACATAACCTGTTGTAATTTTAAATGCGTCAACTGTATCATATCAGCAAAACCAGTTACTCTTCTTACTAATGATTCTATTTTACCTTTATACATTCTTGGCGCGTGTATAGAGTAATTCATTTTAACTTTAGTGTAATCACTCTTAGGCCTTAGCATGTTTTCACATAGTTGCCATTTTAGTAATTTTTTTGTACCTAACACTAAAGCTCCTTCGTATAAAACCTCTAGTGAGTTTGATAATTTTTCAAAAGGTACTTCACCTACAGCTTCAAAAGTATCATCTTTTTGTATAGCTTTTGCAGCTCCTGTGCCAGTTTCTTTTAATTTATAAACCTCGTTATTGTATGTTTTATAATTAAAATACAGTACTTGAATTATATTGTTGTCTGTATTATTATTGTCATACGTAGTTCCATATCTATTTGCCGCATAAGAATTTTGATGCGGTTGATCTTCTATCTCCATTAGTTCTTCATTTGTTAGATGTGGAAATTGTTTTTTGAGTTCGTTAATAGGAATATTTTTTACCTCGCCTACGTAATATATATCTTCAAAATATGGTGACTCGGTATGCGAGTAAACCAAATTAGCAGGATCAACATAATCAACTGTTATACCTGATGAAGTATCAAAGTTGTTTTTAACAGCTGCAATACCAAGTACAGTTATATCATAATAAAGCCTTTTTAATGTTTGATTGTATTTATTGCCTTCAAATAAAACGCTTAAAGCTTGTTCTTCTGCTATTTCTATTGATTGCTTGTAACTTAATTGCATGTGTAACTCTAGTTCTTCTTGTGAACCAGGTAAATCTTCTGGGTTATTTTCGTATAGATTAATGCCAAATTGATTGATAGCTTCATTTTGAAACTCAGCTGTCTGCATATCTTTTATTATAGATTCCATATAATCTGTTCTCTTAGAAACACCATAAGGATCTTGAGAATATGCTTTTATGTCATATGCTCTTTCAGCAATACCATTTACGACTATATCTACAAACTTTGGAATTATAGGAACTGGTGTCCAGTCTAAATTAAGATAAGATAAATCACCATTGATAGATAATTCATCTTTATATTTTTGAATTGATTGTTCGCCTCTCGCGTACAGTCTTAACTTGTGATAGTCTCTTTGATTTAAATTAAACCTGTTTGAGTTAAAATCTTTTCCAAACCATTCGTCTTCTATTGCCTTAGCAACTTTTAAACCATAATCGTAGCTAGCTTTTTCTGCATCGCTTACTACTTGACTAGGAAAATAACCTTTTGTACTTTTTGCCATTTTTACTTTATTATTTGTGATCTCGTTCCAGAGTTTTTGTATTTTGCAATCGATTCTGATGACTTTTACACTTCAAGAGATTTCGTCACAGCTGCAGATGGATGTGCTTTATTTAAAGTAACAATATCTGATGGTACATGGGATTGTGTGGCTCCAGGCTTACTTCCCATTAATATTGATGACGAATATCGTAAGACTCTAAGTGATGTCAAACGTA